GGGTAGATGGCATTAACTTTAGCCAAAGGTTTGTTGAATGGATAAAAAAGACTAAAAAATTTCCATTATTATTTGATGTTATTTTAACAAACTATAAAGGAGACAAGTACAAGGCTACTAGAAAAGTGCAATATGTCTATGGTAGGTCTATAAATGGTGGATATCGTGTTTGGTTACTAGATGGGCGAAAAAAGTACGAAAATGAATCCCAAATCAGTCCGTTAAAGACCATACAGAGGTATTTAGGACAATACTAGTATGATCTATCACAGGATATTGACTTTTTTAACCCAAGATCGAGGTATTAATTGAACTCTCCCACAATCACTATCTCCCACCCTACCTTTGTCAGCACAAATGATGATATATTCTTTTGTTTCTTTGACGACATACCCAAGACTATCGATTGTTGGTGGTGTCATTTTAGAGGCTTCTTGAATGGTATGCCATCCACTTTCTAGTTCAAAGGCGTCAACCCATTCTATCTCTACCTTTTTATCTAACATATCTACTTTTTCTTTTTATTTTTCTTAAAGCCAGACTTCATATTAGACCACGATTCTTTAGATATAGTTGATTTCTTCTTAGATCGACTAATACCTAGTTTTTTTCTTCTATTAATGTTTTCGTATAAAGACATGATTATTTCTTGTATTTAACTTTCATGTTTTTTTTCTTAGCGTACTTTTTAGCTTCTTCTTTTCCTTTTTTAGAATAACTAAATACTTTTGATCCTACTTTGGGCATATTACCTTCCTTGTCTATTGTATGGTTTATAGCTTCGTCTCTTGTGTTTGTTCATGGTAGAAAAGCTTATTCTTCCATCACCTATGGTTGTCTTTTTAACAACATTCATTATGGGAGTTGAGTTGGTTTGTTTCTTAGCCATCAACAATTCCACATCTTACGAGACCAATAATTTGCTGATAATTTATTATTAGTACCTTTGATACCACCACTTCTAGCGCAATAGCTTTTCTTTCTACCTGGAATATTTTTTTTAATGCTCATATTAGGATCACCAAAGTTTATCTTTTTAACTTTGTCACCATCCTTTACAAAGACTTTAAACTTCTTAACATCACCTCTAAGGGGTTTATTAAGAGGAACTTTTTTACCTTGATAGGTTGCCATTTAAAACCACCTCTTTTTGTTTCTCAAAAGTTTCTAATAGTTCTTTGTCTCTTTTTATTCTTGCATCGTGTTCGGCTCTTGCTTTTAATTTAACCATAACATCATCGACAGTCATATTTTCGATTTGTTGTCTAAGCTCGTGGTTTCTTTCGTGAGCTTTTTCTAATCTTTCTAATAAGAAGTCATTATGAGTTTTGACTTCTCTTAACTCTTTTTTTGCTTTTCTTAATAAAGACTCTAGTTCTTTTAAGGTACTCATTTCTTCTTACCCCCAAAATATTTAGTAGCTCCTTTAATACCAAAACTAGCAGAAACAATTACACCAAGTGTGTACTTGTACCAATCTGGTGTTTTAGATAAGGCATCAAAACCTCTTTCTACATAATCAACTGTAAAGGGTAAAAAACATAAAAGTAAAGGAATGGAAAATAAAATAGTTAAGTATTCGTCTTTCCATGAGTCTTTAGTATTTTTAATACCTTCTAGATCCCATTCGATCTCGCCCTTAATTTGTTTTTCCATTAAGGTAGTTTCTGCTTTTATCTTTGTAAGTTTTTGCTCTGACTCTAATTTTTTCTTTTCGACAAAGCCTTTAACCACATCACCAGCAACACCAATGAGAGGTTTTAACAACATAGTCCACATATTAAGACTCCTCTATTATTTGACAGATAGGTTCGTATCTAGAAGTTAATGTTCTATAAAGACGACTATCTCTAAGTTGGTTAGCCATTTCTTTATAATCACCATCAATCATCGCTTGACGCATTTTGATAAATTGAAACAATTTTGGCTCACCAATATTGTACGCAATTTCTATAATGCAATCTTTAATAGTGTGTGGCACTTCACAACTACCAATAAATCTTTCTGCAGCATGAAGATAGACTAGGAAATCTTTTTCAAATTGTTGATCTAATACTTCTTTAGAATATTCAACACCTTCTTCATAAGGATCTCCATCAACACACTTATGACCATAACCAATAGTCATAAAATCTTCTTGAATAGTCTCTCCATTAGCTCCTTTATATTTTAAAAAGTAACCTGTATTAGAAAAACCTTCGCTCTGTTTTATTTTGTCTTTTACTACTTCATACATCTTTTTAAATTTCTAACCTCTCTTGGTACATCGACTTGAGTCCAATGTTGTGATACTGCTTGGTTAATATCTTCGTGGAGAACTTTTAAATGCCCAATGTCTAGTTGTAGAGGCATACCCACATTTTCATTAGCTTCTTTAACTTCATTTCTTGTAAGGCTTAAATAAAGTTTTCCATCTTGATAAGAAATCCTCATACTTGACCTGTCCATTTCCCATCTTTGTTTAAGAACATAGGATGTAATTGGGGTACTGAATTGACAATACTCCCACAAGAAATAATAGGTCTTTTAATAAAGTTCTTGCCATACTTAAAAGCTTCGTGATTAGGTTCAATACTAGAACCAACACACATGGCAAAATTTAAGGATAAAGGATGAGAGAATAGTTCAATACTAGCTTTTGTATGCTGATGACCAACTACAAGTGATAAACCTAATTCTTTTGCACTAGCTAAAACATTAGATTTAAAGTGATGAGTAAAAAAGACTTTGGTCTTATTAGGTAGATTAACAATGAGTTTGTTGTGCCAAGTCCATTTCCATTTAGGATCTATGCCTAAAATTTCATTTATGTCTTTAATAAAAGAATTAGGAATAGAGGATTTTTCTGCAAGTTTTTGTATTCTTATATCGTGATTACCCCATATAATAGGCATTTCACAATCGAAGATTTTTCTTAATTTTTGAATACAAGATCGAGCTTCTTCTAGCTCATACTTAATATTTTTAAGCTCTGGGGAATGTAGGTGTTGACTAATACTATGAGCATCAATCAAATCACCTATCATTAGAACCATCGTAGGCTTAATCTTTTCTTTTAGTTTTTTAATCCAACTAAAATACTCCTTCTTCTGATATGGAAAGTGACAATCCGACAGAACAAGGATTGATTTTGTATTGTACATACATCTCCTTATTTCTATTCCCCAGTGATTATCTTTTTTTCCTAATAAGGAAACTTTTTGTGTCGTTTAAAATAATTTACAGCGAACTCCCAATTATCATGGTATTCGTTTCTGCAATATGTTTCTAATCCTGTTTCGTAACCAAGTAATGCTTGTTTAAAAGTAGCATAAAACTTTTTTAATGTTGATATCATAAACATCATGTGTGATTGATAATTTGTTTTACAATTATCAATAAAGCATGACAGCTATATCAAAATTAAATGTTCTCTATATTCTTTGTAGTACAAAACATAGTTAAATATAGATCAGGATTATTAAGAATTATTTTTGCAGATAATTCGTCAAAATCTTTTTTACATTCTTGAACTGTGTCATAGTAAATTTTTTGATTAACAGTTTGAAAACAAGTTTTATCTAAGGGTAAAGTAGCAGATTGCATACACACCCATAGAACAAGAAATACTTTCATCTCTCTTTAATGAGATAAGACTCAATCCACATAATCTTTTCTTTAATGACAGCGATGTCTTGTTGCATTTGAGCAATAGAATTTACCTTTTGTTCTAAGGCATCTAATCTTTGAGATCCCATACCCCAACTCATACTAATAGAGGCAATAATAACTATGTAAGGTAATATGGTTTTAAAATCGATGTTCATTTGGTACTCGCTGACATATTATTTAAAGGATTGTTTAAGGCTTTGTTTATTTTATCAGATATCTCTTGCTCCAAGAGTTTAAAGTCATCTGATATTTCTCTTTCATTTGCTTTGACTCTATCTTCGATATCATTAACAATTTTATCAATGTTTCTAATATCATCTTTCATTAGTTTAATGTCACTTCTTAGATCATTTTTAAGAGATTGGGCTACATCATTAACAAGAGAAACTTCTTCTAATACAGAGGATATTTCTGATTTTAATACAGCTAGTTCTTCTTCAATATAAGATAGATTAGGAGCAGTGTACTCCTGTATCTTTTCTTTCATATCAAGATAATCTTTGTAAAATTCAAAGCCTGTCCACCCAGCACCACCCAAAGTACCAAGCAGAGAGATAATAATAAGTATTTTACCACCTTTAACTTTAATTCCACCATATTCAATTTCTGCCATATTGTTGATTTACCATTTCTTCCATGAGTCGATCTTGGGCTAAATCAAATAAACCACCATAAGGATCGTCTATTGTGACTAG